TTTTAGAAGAATATAGAAATACACAAATTGAAGATCCAGTTGAAAAGAGGGGAATGGATAGTAATTTATGGATTTGGAGACAACCAAATTATACCAAGAATTATGTAGTAGCTGCTGACGTTGCTCGTGGTGATGCATCAGATTTTTCCGCGTTTCATGTAATAGAAATAGAGAGTATGGAACAAGTAGCAGAATATAAGGGGAAAATACCTACCAAAGATTTTGGTAATTTATGTATGAACACTGCTATGGAGTATAACAACGCATTACTTGTGATTGAGAACTCAAGTATTGGTTGGGCTACCATACAACAAGTTATTGATAGAGAGTATGATAACCTATTTTATACATCAAAAGATTTACAGTTTGTAGATGTCGCAAGACAAGTAACAAACAGATACAGACATAAAGATAGACAAATGGTCCCGGGGTTTAGTATGACAATGAAAACAAGACCATTGGTAATTGCAAAATTAGAAGAATATTTTAGAGAAAAATCAGTCATAGTTCATTCTAATAGACTGATTGATGAATTATTTGTGTTTATATGGCACAATAACAAGGCCGAAGCACTGGAGGGATATAATGATGACCTTCCAATGAGTTTGGCAATAGGATTGTGGGTAAGAGATACTGCACTTAGATTAAATGCAGAAGGAATTGCCTTACAAAAAACAGTCCTAAATAAAATGTTAGATTATGAACCAGTTTATACTCCTCAAGAGGAAACAGCCGAAGGTTGGGATTGGGAAGTACAAGGTGAAAGAGAAGATCTAACTTGGTTAATAAAATAAGAGGTAAATTATGGCAAGCACAAGTTTAAGAGCAAGACTACAACGATTATTTTCCACAAATGTAATCGTAAGACATGCAGGTGGAAAAACGTTAAAAATAGCTGATACTGATAGAGTACAGTCAATGGAGAGAAATCGTCTTGTAGATAGATGGTCAAGACTTCATTCTAATTTAACAACTGGTGGGTATGGACACGCACAGGCAATTAGTTTTCAGGCACAGAGGTTGGCCCTATTTAGAGATTATGAAGAAATGGATAGTGATGCTATTATATCAAGCGCACTTGATATTTATGCAGATGAATCCACTATGAAATCAGAATATGGACAAGTATTAGAGATTCGTTCTGAAAATGAAAATATCCATGATATTCTACATAATCTTTTTTATGATATTTTAAATATAGAATTTAATTTGTGGCCTTGGGTTCGTAATATGTGTAAGTATGGTGATTTTTATCTTTATTTAGACATTAAAGAAAAATATGGTATTACAAATGTAGTTCCACTTTCAGCATATGATGTTACTCGTATTGAAGGTGAGGATCCAGAAAATCCATATTATGTTCAGTTTATGGTTGAAGAAGGTGATACAAGACATAGTGGTCATATGTCTACAAATAAAGAATTAGAAAATTTTGAAATAGCACATTTTAGATTACTTTCAGATGCAAACTTTATACCATATGGAAAAGGTATGATTGAAGGAGCCCGTAAGATTTGGAAACAATTATCTCTTATGGAAGATGCTATGTTGATTCATAGAATTATGAGAGCACCAGAAAAAAGAGTTTTCAAGATTGATATTGGAAATATTCCACCAGCAGAAGTTGAAAACTTTATGCAGAAGATTATTAATAAGATGAAAAAGGCACCAGTAATTGACCAAAATACAGGTGATTATAATTTAAAATATAATATCCAAAATCTTACAGAAGATTTCTTCTTACCAGTTCGTGGAGGAGATAGTGGAACTCAAATTGATAGTCTTGCGGGACTGACATATGAGGCCGTTGAAGATATTGAATATTTAAGAAATAAATTAATGGCGGCATTAAAAATTCCAAAGGCGTTTTTAGGGTACGAAGAAAATGTTGGTAGTAAAGCAACGTTAGCAGCAGAAGATGTTCGGTTTGCAAGAACGATTGAAAGACTTCAAAGAATTGTAACCAGTGAATTAACAAAGATTGCAATAGTTCATCTATATGCACAAGGATATACAGATGCAGACCTTGTTAATTTTGAATTGGCATTAAAGAATCCATCTACAATATATGAAGAAGAAAGAATTGAATTGTGGAATAATAAACAAAGTCTTGCTTCAAGTATAATGGACGCTAAAATAGCCGATACAGAATGGATTTATGATAATATTTTTAAGTTTACTGAAGAAGATAAGAAAGAGATAAGACTTGGACTTATTAAAGACCAAAAACGGAAGTTTAGATGGTCACAGATTGAAATGGAAGGTAATGACCCAGTTCAGACCGAAGAAGCAGTTGGAACACAAGGAGCAATGATGGATGCGGGTGGTGGAGAAGGTCAAATGCCAGGAGTACCTGGAGCACAACCACCTGGAGCAAGACAACAAGGAAGAACTGGTAAAGAATTAGACATAAAGATACCAGAAGATGGTTGGCCAGGAAGTGGTCGTCCAGGAGAAGGACCTAAACACGGAAAAGACTCAAGTATAAGGGGTCGTGATCCACTTGGGGCCCACGATAAACGAAAAGGTGGTAGTGGTAGTCCAAAATATGGAATTGCGTTGGCACATTATGACGCATTAAAGAAAAGTTTAGGAAAAGTTGGTCGTGAAGAGAAGAAAATTTTGGTTGAAACGACTGATGTAGAAGAAGAATATAAAAATGAAGTATCTTCGTCTTTAAGTGATACTTAAACGACTAATTATTAGAAGTTTTTATATTTATAGATGAAGAAATATACTTATTTAGGAGCATAGATTATGGCCCAACGTGTAAAGCACTCGAAGATTAAAAATACGGGAATTCTTTTTGAATTATTGTCCCGCCAGATCACTGTAGATGTGATGAATGGTGATGATAAAAGTAAATCTGTAGAGGTGTTAAAAAAATACTTTAACGAAAAGACAGAACTTGGTAAAGAAAATCAATTATATCAAGTTTTGTTAAAAGAAAATTATAATTCGTCTCGGAAAGCAGAAAAATTAGTTGATGCTGTAATAAGAGCTAGAGAAAAATTACAGAATAAAAAACTTCGTAATGAAAAATATAATCTTATTAAAGAGATTAAGAAGAACTATACTGTGGAAGATTTTTTCAGAGCACGAATTCCTAACTATAAAGTATATGCTTCTATTTATAAAACATTTTTAGCAGAAACAACTCCTGTATTTGATCCAAAAGAAGAAGTAGATAGTAATTTTTCTATTATAGAACATATCACCCGTAACAAAGTAAAACCACGTGATACAGACAGCAAAGTAATTTCTGAATTTAAGAATGAAGATAAAGATTTAAGATTACTTTCTTATCAATTAATGGTAGATAATTTTAATGGTAAGTATAAAAATCTTAATTCTATGCAACGAAATTTATTGAAAGAGTATGTTAATAATATTTCTAATACTAATTCGTTAAGAGAATTTGTAGATAGTGAAGTTATGAAAATTAAGAAAATTCTTAGTAAATTTTTACCAAGAATTGATGATAAAGTAACTAAGATTAAATTAACAGAAGCAATTAAACAGAGTGATACTTTATCAAAAGGTAAGATTGTGAAAGACAAGCAGGTTGTGGCATTAATGAGGTATTATGAACTCATCAAGGAACTACACAATGTCACGGGTTAGAGAAGGTTTAATTCGTAAACTTGTTAGGGAATTAATTAGACAAGAATTAGATGAAGCCAATTCTACTTCAAGTGTAGGTGGTAGTTACAACACACCGCATGCATTTGGTGGTAGTAATAAAAAAGGTAAAGGTAAGGGCAAGGCCGGTTACACGGGAGGTCATGATGAACCAACTGATGGAACTGGTCATTTTATTGCAAAAGACCCGAAGTTGAGAAAAACTGAATCCGTAAATGAAGGAAAACTTAACGAATTTATGTATGCTAAGTTGGGTTCAAAAGTTGAAAAATTTGTAAAACAATATTACGGAAAGAATAAATTTGTATCTTTACCGGCTTGGAAAGTTACTATGACTTATCCAGACCAACCTGGTAGAACTCACGACCAATGGGTTAAAGCAAAATCAGCCAAAGATGCAATACAAATTTCAAAAAAGATGTGGTCAAATCAAAATATTAAAGTTGGTAAAGCTATATTTGATGATGAACATTGGTTAGGAGTTCAAAAGGCTCAAAAGACAGGATTTACAGAAGGAGAAATCAAGATAAAGAAAGAATCCGTAAATGAAGGTAGATATCACGCTTGGAGAAATGATGATAGTTTAAGTCCTAAGCAAAAAATCGGTATAGCCATGAGAGAAACTCGTGATTCTTTAAAAGAATTAGAACGAGTTGTTAGG